TTTTGTTTTTTTTTTTCCGGTATTTTTTCTAGATTTTTTACCCCCAATATTCCAAAAATCAGGATTATATTCTATTTTTTTTTCTTGTTGTTCATTCATTTAGTTATATCAATTTTATATTTTTTAAATATATGTAAAACGCAAAAAATTGAAAATAAGAATTAAAGATAAAATATTACAATAATTATGTCAGATTTAAACCAAAATGATGCATGGACGTTAATTGAGTCATATTTTAGAAATCATCATCTTGAACGATTAGTTAGACATCAAATTGATTCATATAATTATTTTGTACAAAATCAAATACAGTCTACTATTGATATGTTTAATCCTATTAAAAATATACATTCAGAACACGATTTTAATAGTGAATTGAATAAATATAATTTAGATATGGAGATAGAAATGCGTAATATGAAATTACATCGACCTCAAATTTATGAAAATAATGGTGCTACTAAACCGATGATGCCGCAAGAAGCAAGATTACGTAGTTTTACATATAGTGTACCAATTACAGTTGATTTATATGTAAAATCAATGGTAATAAAAAATGGTAAAGAACTTTTATTTGAAGATTGTATAAATAATGTTCATATTGGTAAAATGCCTATTATGTTAAATTCGTGTATATGTAATTTGAAATTAAATAAAAATATTCAAAAAGGTGAATCTGAAGAATGCAAATTTGATGCGGGGGGATATTTTATTATTAATGGATCTGAAAAAACTGTTTTAGGTCAAGAAAGGGTTGCAGAAAATATGATATTCTGTTTTCCGTGTAAAAATATGACAAAATGGGCATGGACTGCAGAAATAAAAAGTATACCAGATTTTAAACAAATTTCTCCGAAACAAATTAGTATTATGGTTTCAACAAAAAATAATGGATATGGATATGGTATATATATTCAATTAGCAAGATTAAAACATCCTATTCCTATTTTTATATTATTTAGAGCATTGAATATTATTTCTGATAAAAAAATTACATCTACCATTTTACTTGATATCAATAATTCACAAAATGAAACACTTGCTCAATATCTACAAGCATCTGTGGTAGACGCAAATAGTATTTTGACACATGATGATGCTATGAATTATATTACTAATTATACTATTTATACTCCAATAAATATGACACCAGAGCAAGGGAAAAAAAAGAAAAAGGATTTTGCAAAAGAGGTTTTAGATTCAGATCTATTTCCACATTGTATAACAAAACAAGAGAAGATTTACTTTTTGGGATATATGATCAATAGACTATTACAAACAGTTCTTGGTTGGAGAGATTGTGATGATAGAGATAGTTTTCAAAATAAAAGAATAGATACTGTTGGTGTATTAATTAACAATTTGTTTCGTAATTATCTTAATAAGATGGTAAAAGATATTCAAAAATCAACAATCAGAGAAATTAATACAGGATCATGGAGATCAACTGGAGATTATGCAAATATTATCAATAATACAAATGTCTATAAAATTGTTAAATCTGCAACAATAGAAAATGGGATTAAACGTGCATTAGCTACAGGTGATTTTGGTATTAAACAAATTAATCAAAATAAAGTTGGTGTTGCTCAAGTTCTAAACAGAATGACTTATGTTTCGACACTCAGTCATCTTCGTCGAATTAATACACCAATAGATAAAAGTGGTAAATTAGTTCCTCCAAGAAAATTACATAATACAACATGGGGTTATTTATGTCCAGCAGAAACACCAGAAGGGCCATCTGTTGGAATTGTAAAAAATTTAAGTTATATGTCTTTAATTACTATACAATCATATTCATCTCCTTTACGAGATCATATTATAAATGAAATTGTTGATATAAATTCTTTAAATATCGAAGATGATAATAGTTATATATTTAATAATGCAAAAGTATTCATTAATGGATGTTTGGTTGGTTTTGCAAAAGATGCTTATGAATTATATAAACAATTGAAATATAAAAAACGAAAAGGAATTATTAATTTTTATACGTCTATTGTATTTGATTATAAAAGTAAAGAAATACAAATATGTAATGATGCTGGAAGATTAGTTAGACCTGTATTAATTGTAAACAATAACAAATTAAATTTAACTAAATCAATTATTAATGAACTTAAATCAAAAAAAATAAATTGGCTAGGTTTAATGTCATCAATTAATAATATACATCCTATCATCGAATATATTGATCCAAAAGAACAAAACAATACTCTGATTAGTATGTATTGGAATGATTTATCTAAAACCATTAAAAGATATGAATTTTGTGAAATTCATCCAAGTACTATTTTTGGTGTTTTAGCATCATGTATTCCATTTCCAGAAAATAATCAGTCACCTAGAAACACATATCAATGTGCAATGGGTAAACAAGCTATGGGTGTATATGTTACTAATTATCATCATAGAATGGATAAGTCAGCATTTGTATTATCATATCCTATGCGCCCTTTTGTTGATACAAAAGTAATGAATATTTTAAAACTGAATGAAATTCCTTCTGGGTGTAATGTAATTGTTGCAATTATGACACATACAGGATATAATCAAGAAGATAGTATTTTATTTAATAAAGGATCTATTGAACGTGGATTATTTCAAGCGACTGTTTATCATACAGAAAAAGATGAAGATAAGCGAATTACTGGTGATGATGAAATTAGAGGTGTACCTGATAAAACAAAAACTAAAGGTGTTAAATTTGGTAATTATGATAAAATTAATGAATTTGGTGTTATTAATGAAAATTCTATTGTACAAAATCAAGATATTATCATTTCCAAATATGTACCTATTAAAGAAAATAAAAATGATAACACAAAGAAAATTAAATTTGAAGACCAAAGTAGATGTTATAAAACAAATGAAGATTCTTATGTTGATAAAAATTATTTACAAAAAAATGGAGACGGTTATAATTCTTGTAAAATAAAATTACGGGCTATGAGACAACCCGTAATAGGAGATAAATTTAGTTCAAGACATGGACAAAAAGGCACCATTGGTAATATTATTTCAGAAGAAGATATGCCATTTACACATAATGGTATTAAACCTGATATTATAATTAATCCTCATGCTATTCCTTCTAGAATGACAATTGCACAACTGAAAGAAACTTTATTAGGAAAAATTCTTATTGAAGTTGGTGCATATGGTGATGGTACTAGTTTTGGTACAACAACCGTACAAGATTTATGCAAAAAATTGAGTTCACTAGGTTATGAATCTAAAGGTAATGAAATACTTTATAATGGAATGACAGGTGAACAAATTGACACAGAAATTTTTATAGGACCATGTTTTTATCAAAGATTAAAACACATGGTTCTTGATAAACAACACAGTAGATCTATTGGAACTATGGTAGGACTTACACGTCAACCAGCTGAAGGTAGAAGTCGTGATGGTGGTTTAAGATGTGGTGAAATGGAACGGGATGGTTTAATTTGTCATGGTATGTCTCAAACAACAAAAGATAGATTATATAATTGTTCTGATAAATATTCTATGTATGTATGTAAAAACTGTGGTATGATTGCTAGTGTTAATCCTAATAAAGATATATATATGTGCTTACTTTGTGATAATCGCACAAATTTTTCAAAAACAAATGTCCCATATGCATATAAACTTTTATCTCAAGAACTTATCACTATGAATATTGCTACAAGACTTATTACAAATTAATTTATTCATACTCTTGCCGATGATAATAATGTTGGATTAGTTTTCCATTTTTCTACATATCGTGTACTTGTTGGTATTATATATCTAATATTTTTTTGTGGATTACTATGAAGGATATCTAATCTACTATTTTGTAAATTTTTGTATCTGGTATTTAATTTGTTTTCTTCTGTTTTTGTATTTTGATTTTTTATAGATGTTGTTTCATATTTAAGTGGAGTTGATTTTACTATGTGATCAATATAATTATTTTCATCTAAACTATCTCTATTTAATTTACGTGTTTGTCCTCTTAAGTCTGTTTCTATATCTGTCATATTTGTTCTAATATTAGCACCCCATTGCTGAAGTCTAATATTAGGATTTTTCATATATGCTAAACTTGTACCATTACCCGGTTTACCAAAAGTATAATTATTTCTATGTGACATAACTTCTAAATCATATTCTATTTTTTTTACCTTATCTTTTGTTCTTGTAAACATTTATATATTATGATAAAAAAAAATAATGCTACAAACAACTAGTTAATTTTATTCTTATATCAATAATGGTCTCTGTTTTTGATCTGTCTTTATTTGATTGGGTAATAATAATGATACATTATCATGCATTTTAATGGAAGAAAATTCTTTTAATCGTGGATTTAATTTAGATTGACTAATTTCTAAATTTGTTGCTGATATTCCTTTTAAATATGATTCTATTTCTATTGGATTATATGACAAACTTTCTTGAGCAATTGCACGGGTTGATGATGTATTATTCGGTAATTTATATACGTCTAAAAAATTACATGGCTTGCCATATTGAGAATGCTCATAAGTTCTATATAAAAAATTTTGTCTATTACTTTCTTGTTCTTGAAGATAATCCCCTTTTGTATTTTTATTTCTTGTAGAAGCCATTTATATTATATTATGTTAATAAAATATAATATATAAAAATAATAAACCTATATTCATGTAATAAACAAATAATCTATAATTCTATTTCCCTATCTCTTTTTTGAAACTTGATTCACCCTAAAATATTTAAGAATATTTTGATAATTCTCTTGTAGGTAATCCTCCTCTTATCCAGTTATTAGATGATTTTGATTCAACAAAATTACTGGGTTTTGCTAAAGTTTTTTTAACATTAGGGAGTAGTGGATAATCTTTCATATTATCTCCAATTTTTCCATTAACCGTTGAAAAAAAATTCTTATCACGATAATATTCACCTTTTTTTAAAACACTTTCTAATATAGGATCTCCAGTACCACGACCTTTATATGTAGCTTCTTTAGAGCCAAATACTGGTTCATTTATTGTTGCTTTATTCCGATTAATTGTATTTTGATCACGATTCAATAATATTTTCGAATTATCATCTATTACTTGTTCTATCCCTACAACTCCAAATGTATGAATATCGGGTTCGCTTAATGCTATATTCGCGTTTGTATTTATTTGTTTAACTGAATTTATTGTGTAATTAAGTGCTTTATTGTTTATTATTTCATTTTGAGTAATGTTAATTTTGTCATAATGAAGCCTACCAGTTTGATTTAATAACATTTATATATATATTTATTTATATTTTATATTTTCTACAAGTTAATTACTTCTATCTAAATTCCCATAACAAAAATCTGTAAATCCTGCTTGATCATTTGGTATTTCCGTATTTGCAGTTGAATAAAACGCTCTTAATGAGGTTTCAAATTCTTTTTTGTCACTTTCATCATTAAATATTTTTTCTATATCTTTATTTGATTCATTTGTATCTGTTATTTGTTCTATTATATTTTTTTTTATTTCTTCTTTTACTTCAACATTATATGCAGGTGGAGCCACTTTCTTATTTACATCACTATCTATCATTACATTTGAATATGGATTATTTTTACTCGGTATATCTAAATTTTCTTTAATTTGTGAAAATGATTGTTGTGTATCAAAACCATCTACAACCTTTTTCTCATTATTTACATAATATAAATATATAACACTTACCATAAAAATTATTGTTATTACTATTAACTGATAAGATTTCGTTGCTATAAATCCTATAATTGTTAATATTAACATCAATCTAGTTATTGCATTATATTTTTCGATATTTGTCATTTCATCACTAGGCCAAATATCTATTGTTCTAACAAGTTCGTTCGGATTTTCTAACCAAAATTGTGCACCCATATATTATTATATTCTCATAATAAATATTTACATTTTAAACTATCTATCTATTTCTTCTTCTTTTTTTTCTTCTTTTTAGTCACATTAGGTTTTTTTACATCTTCTACCATAAAACTCTTTAATATTTCTTCATCAGTATATACAACTTCCTTTTTTTCTTCTTTATCTTCAGTTTTTTTATCATTAATAGACATCTCTCTCTGTTGTTTTTCTTGTAATCTTTCCAACATCTTTTTACGTTGTTTTGATGCCTTCATATTTTTTTCTAACATAGATTCCATACTATTCATTGATGGAACCTTCCCTCCCTTACGTCCCATATGACTTTTAGCCATCTTATTAAACATATCTTCAAATCCAGGCATGTCTTTCATATTTTTAAACAATTCTGATGCTTCTGACATTAATTCATCTTTATTTATTTCTCCCTTCTTTATTTTATTCTCTATTTTATCTCCTATTTTTTTCATTAATAGCATTAATTTTGAAGGATCCTTTATTAATGTCTGAAATATTTCTTGTGTATTTCCATTACTAGCATCTATTCCTAAATCATTTAAAGTATCTCCTGCTATTTCTTTTGCTAAACACCCTATTTTACCTTCTAATAATTTTGATAAATGTTCATGTATTTTTTCTGGATCAAATGTATCCTTAATATAATTTTCGTTAAATGATATATCCTCCATTTCTTTATCTAAATCTATACCTGATATATCTTGATCAAATCTATTCGTTAACTCCTCGAATGTTTCTGCTAATTTTTCTTTAAATTCATTATCATCTAATAGATCAAATAATTGTGTCGCATCTCCAAAATCATTTGTGTCTTCCATATTTTCTGTTATACACATTAATATTAATTGCAAATATTGCCATATTTTTGTTTTCGTATCTTCACTCGTTTCTATTTCCCATATGGATTTAAAAGATATCTCTGGAATAAAATATTCCTCTGTTTCAAATATCTTTTCGTTTTTGTACAAAATATCAAAAAAATGTTTAGGAAATTTCTTTTTACAATAATCATATAACTCATTCAAAGCTTTTTCTTTTATATCATCCGATGTACTTTTAAAATCATTGTATATCTTTTTGTTAAATATTTCATATTCAGGAAACACTAAATTAATATCATCAATAAAATCTGTAAAAATTTTATTAAATTTTTTTAAATCCATTAATATGAAATATTTTAATTATATTTTTATATAGTTTTAAATTAAATCTATAAAGAGGTACGCCATTAACATACTTATTGTTGAAAATATAATTGTGTTAATTTACTTATATTTTGTAAATATTTCATTATTATATTCTTTTGATCTGCATTTAATTTTTTAGCTATATGTTTTAAATTATCTATTAATTTTAAAATAGATTCACTATCTTCGTCATTTACATTTCCTCTTTCTTTTATATCATCTGTATAATCTTTATTTAAAGCAAATTCAAAATCATTATTAAATATTTGTTCAGAATATTTAATAGTAACAGAATTATGCCAATAAGTTAATAGTAATTTTGGATTTGCTTTTGATAATAAATCTACATATTTTTTTGCTGATATAATATCTTCATTATCTGGTACTATTATCATAATATCACCCATAAAACCCGACAATTGATTTATAAAATTGGTTATACAAACTTTTTTAATTTCCAATTTTGATGTCATTATTAACTATCTAAATTTAATTTTTTAAGTATTATTTATTGTGACAATTCTAATTCTCTTTGTTTTATTAAATCATCATAAGATTTTGTATCATTCCCTATTGTATTTGGTACATAATCTTCCGATGGTGTTGATATTTTATGAATTTCGTCTAATCCACTATAATTATGCATTTGTTTCAATCCTCCATCACCACACGCTAACAATTCATCCGATTGTGAATCAAAAAAACTAAAATTATCTGAAATTATTTCACTTTTATTTCCCATTAATTCATATGATTTAGGCTCTTCTTTTATAATTTCTGTTTTTTCTTCAAAAAAATCTAATATATCTTTTCCTATTATTAAATTATTTTTATTCGTTTTATCATCTATTATTAATAATGAGGGAACTTGGGTTACATGTATCGGTAATAATACCCTCGATCCATCAGATAATATTAAATATGTTTTTTCATTAACAATTTCACGATTGTCAACAGAAAAAAACATTGTATTTTCATATTTATTTTTTGAAAGTATATTCAATAGTTTTCTGCAATGGGTACAATTTGTACTATAATATAAAATATTAGGCATATAATTAGACAACAGGATTATTTTTATACTAAAAATTGAATTAAATATATTTATTATCTTATAGTAATAAAATATGAATTCTATTATATCCAATAAAAAAATAGAAGGAGATTCTCTCTCATTTACTATTAGTGACATAAATGTTTCATTCATTAATGCTATCAGAAGAACTGTTATTTCTGATATTCCTATAGCTGTATTTAAAACATTTCCTTACAATGAAAGCGATTGCATCATTAATAAAAATACAACACGATTTAATAATGAAATCTTAAAACAACGTTTAAGTTGTATCCCTATACATATTGATATAGATGATACGCCTATTAAAAATCTTACTTTACAAGTTAAGTACACTAATACAACAACTGATATACAATATTTAACTACTAAACAATTTAATATTTTCGATGAATCTACACAAAAATTATTACCAGAATCATTAACATCTACTATTTTCCCACCTAATACAATTTCTAAACAATATATTGATTTTGTTCGTTTACTTCCTGGATACATTAATCATAATGATCCTACATCTATTACAGGTGAAGAAATTGATCTACAATGTAAAATTTCTATTGGAACCGCTAAACAAAATGCTATGTATAATTCTGTATCTATGGCTACCTTCGTAAATACTAAAGTTAATAAAGAAGAACTTGATATGCATTTTCAAACATATATTAAAAATATTACTAAAAATGAAAATTTAAGTGAAGCTGAACAAGATAGCGCAGAACAAGATTGGTATGCTCTTAATTCTAAACGTTATTTTATTAATAATTCTTTCGATTGCACATTCACTTCCGCATGTGTATATGACTCCAATACATTAATTATTAAAGCATGTAATATTTTAATTGATAAATTTAAAGTACTTATAGACCCTACTTCACATAATCCATATAATATTTCTATAAAAATTAATAAAAATAATGTCTTTTCCGATAATTGCTTTGATCTTATTCTCTACAATGAATCTTATACTATTGGAAAAATTATTGAGTTCTTACTATTTTCCGAATGTATTGATGTTAATGCACCTATAGCATCTTTTGTTAGCTTTCTTAAAGAACATCCTCACAATTCATCTTCATTAATTAGAATTGTATTCATTAATGAGATTACCGAAGAACAATTAATAGAAATACTTAATGAAAAATTTCAACACATTATTAATATCCTCGAACATATAAAAAATCAAATTTAATTATAGAAAACTTCCCAGTTATTCGTCTACTAAAACAGCTATATTATTATCACTATGATGTGCTATTGGAATTTGATTATATTCTATTATTTTATTTCTTAAATTTATTATTTTTATCAATAACATACTTTCAAATGGTATTAGAAAACATTCAAATAATAATATTATTAGACTATCTGCGTGAAACCACACTACTAATAATATGGGTCTGATAAAAAACATATTTATTAATAATTCTCCAATATAAACATTAATTACGCATATATTTTCTTTAAATACACCGTAATATTGACATATTACCATTGATCCAGAACGAAGTAAATATATTCCAAAATTTTTAAATATATATGGCAAATTCAATATACATACAAATATTGTTAATTTATTTATAGAAAGTATTAATTCTTTTTCTATAAATTGTCTATTTGAAGAATATGGAATTGCTTGTTGCATTTCATTATTTACGTTTATTTCTACTGCTTCACATACCGGTATATCCCTTATATCATTATTATCATCATTTTCTTCTCGATATACTAACATAGATGAATACTTATATATTATCTAAAGTACTTTTATTTATATTAAACATTACTTCTAGGTATTTTTAATATAATATTGGATTTTTACATTTAGGTTTAAATTTTAAACAACCATTTATTGGTGTATCATTTGTTGGAAATGTTTCAACACCGTAAATATCTTGTAATAATAACCATTCAAATAATCCTCCAAAATATATATAACAATTCTTAAATCCTAATTTTTTTAATTGATTATATTTTTTTATTATTGTCTCATCATACATATTTTCACCATATAATATTATTATGACATCATATGTACCAGATTTTATCATATTGTTTATATAATTCTCTTCGTTTTCTATTGCTATCGTTTTTTCTATTGCATATCTTTCGTTTTCCTTATCTAATGTACACATCAATATAGTTTTGGTTTTATTTGATAATATGGTTTGAATACTTTCATATGAAACCTTTGCAAATGATTGCAAATTTCCCATTTAATACATTATTATTAATAATTAATAATAATATATCTATATTATTTTTAACATAGATTCCCCTATAATTATAATTTCATACTGCTATTTCATTATTATAAATTTTCTATCATGGTTTTCTTACCATGACAATCTCTACATAATGCTTCTAAATTATCTATCTCATTTGTACCTCCATACTCTAATCTCTGTTTATGATCAACCTCATACCATGCCGGTAATTGACATCCACAACTAGCACACATCCAATTTTGTTGTGCTGCTACAAATTTTTTTCTCGATTCACTTACACTACGTTTTGTTGGTTTTACTACTGGATTATTGCTATTTTCATATATATTCATGGGCGCTGGTGTAGGCATGGTTTTGCTCAATAATGGAGTAATTATATCTTTTGATTGTTTATCTATTGGAATGCTTTGCAATAAATTTGCACCAGATGTTACTAAATTTAAACCTTCTTTCGGATATTTATTTACATAATATAAAACTGATAAACCTATAAATGCATATCCTCCCATTATATAATATTTTTTCCAACTTTTTATTAATTCTATATATTTTCCATCATTATATGTATTCATTACTAAAAAAAATGTAACAACTATTATTAATAAACGTAAGTTCATATAACATATGTTGTGATAATTTGATGTATTTTATCTAATAATTTTATTTTTTCTATATTATATGGTCTTATTGATGATTTTGAATCATCATAACTTTTCCATTCCATTTTTCCTACTTCTGTTTTATCATAATTACAATCACTTACATATTCTCCTACATAATGTGCTATATAGTATTTATGTTTATATGATTTATAATTAGATCCTGTAAAGGTTTCTTCAAATGGAGCTAAATTTTGTATTAAATCTATATTATTCCTCTTATATCCAGTTTCTTCTTCCCATTCTCTTAAAGCACATTCTATATCTAATTCTAAATGATTTCTTCTACCTTTCGGAAACCCCCACTCCGGTTCACTCCAATATGTATTTGCTTTTTTTATCATATCTTCTAATGTTATCAGATTATAAGTATTTGTATCTTTATCTAACATTTTTATTCCTTCTTTTAAATTACGTAATTTTTCTGATGATGTTTTTTCTTCTATACGTTGAAAACCTCCGCTTTTTGAATTTGTTCCCCATAAATTATTCCATAATTTCTTAAAATCTTCATTACATAATTTATTTTTTTCTTCTGTTGTCATTTCTTTAATCATATTTAAAATATGTTGTAAATTATTTATTGGATATTTCCCTCTAATAAAATCTACATATCCTAATGTATCTTTACGTCTTATTAGTAAATATTCTATTTTATTATCATTTACTACTCTATATGTTATTATTCCATAACTTGTTATTGGTAATTTACATTGATGATATTGATGTCCTATACGACCACAATTATTACAATAAATCATATTATCCATCGTTAAAATCTTTACCATTATAATTTTAAATACTCTTTTATCAATATCAAATGAATTTTATTATCTATATAAAAAATTGAATATATTTATAACTATAATATATTCAGTTTAATAAAATGGCTCTTGCTTTGGAAGCAGAACTTTATGCACCTAATCGCGACGATCAAGGAAAATATATTGATTTTGTACCTTCACTTTGTTTACTAAAAAACGGCATAAAATGTGTTTGTGGTAGTAGAAAAGACCAGACATTTTATGCTGCTGGACCATTCAAAAAACATCTTCAATGCCAAAAACATAAGGCATGGCTAAAAATGAAAAATCTTGAACCACAAAATGATATTAAAATTATTCACGAACACGAAAAAACCATCAAAAATCAACAAATCCTTATTCATGAATTGGACCAAGAAATCGTGTTGTTAAAAAAAAAAATATCCGACCTAGAATCCCCAAAACAAGTCCCTGTTTTCGATTTACTTGGTATTGATGATTAAACTTAATATAAAAAGTTAGGGTAAACACCGGTCCTTCATAGTTAAAAGTTATCATCTAATTGAGGTAAATTGTACATATCATGCAATTTCTTTATACTATTTGATAGTTTTATATCTTTACTGAAAAAACTATTTGTCACTATTACATATGAAAATATAATTAACGAAAAAATTATAAAAATGGCATACCAATGACCATAAGTTGTAGCTAAAAGCCCGTCTGGATTACTTTTTACACCAGGATTTCCCATAGATACAAAGTTCATACCAAAATATCCTGTAATAAAAGAAGCCGGTACAAATGCAAATAGAATAATTTCTAAATAATCTCTACTCAATCTTGCATTCATATTCAAATTTGCTATATAACCATTTTGAATATTTGCATAATACAAATTTTTTAATCTTTGTAATGTAATTACATTTTCTTTCGCTTTTTCTTTTTCATATTCACTTGCTTCATCACTTAAATATATAGTTCTGTAAACTACGTTTAAATTTGAAATTTGTCCTAATCTAGTATTTATTTTTGAAGGTGTTAATTTTGAATCAGGATTATTCTTTCTAAATTCTTTACGATATTCTTTGTATTTGTCTTTAAGTTCTTCATCCTTTTTACCGTCGTATAAATAATTAAGTATATCTTCTTTTTCATTTTTTACTAAATCACATATAAGACATTCCTCATTCATTTTATTTATTAATATTTTTAATTCATTATCAGCCCAATTAATTATTTTCTCATTATAAGGCATTTAATATATATATATATATATTGTTTTTTTCATGAAAAATATTTTTCATAAAAAATTGAATTTATATAAACATTAAATATTAGTATTAATAATAATGAAATGTAAATTAATAGATTTTAAAGTTACAGATGAAGACATAGATAATTCGTGTGATAGTTTTGATGATTATGATAGCGAATGTGAAAATTTCAAAAAATCGCAAGTTTTCACAATTCAATTATTTGGAATAGATAAAAATCGAAACACATATTCTATATTAGTTAATGATTATAATCCATATATTTATGTTAAAATATCAAATAAATGGATAAGTAAAGATATTAGATTATTCATTGATTATTTAAATAAACAATTATCTTATAAACATTCATCTATTCTTAAATTTGAAACCGTTAAACATAAAAAATTATATGGTTTTGATGGTGGTAAAGAATATAAATTTATTCAATTATTTACACAAAGTAATCGGGAATTAAATGCGCTTAAAAATCTTTGGTATACGTCTGGAGATAATCGTACTTTAAAATCTGGAGGTATTAAATATAAAGGTACAAGTATACTTTTATATGAAGCACATATTCCACCTTTACTTCGTTTCTTTCATGAAAGATCCATCAATCCTTCTGGATGGATTTCTATTGATAAATTTACAAATAATACTATTTATAATAAACGCACTAATTGTAATATAGATATTTCTACATCTGTAAATGATATATATTCAATTGATAGCGATGATGCTGTCCCTTATAAAATATGTAGTTTCGATATTGAAGCCAGTAGTAGTCATGGAGATTTCCCTTTGCCTATAAAAAATTATAATAAACTTGCTAATGAAATAATAGAATATTCAAATAAATATATTCTAGATAAAGTAACACTAAATAACATTTTATTATACATTTTCAATCTTAATGATAAAATTTTTCAAGATATAAGTATTGTTTATCCTAAATCTGAAGTATCTTATAAAAATATATCTATAATTATTGAGAAAATTTTGAATATTACTAATCTTCAAGATGTTAAAATTACAAATAATATTGAAACTATGTTTCATATACCAGATAGTGATGAAGAATATCCTGATACTAATTATAAATCACGCATTGATTATGATAATGATATTATTTCATTTATTAATAATAAAAAAATTCTAAAAGATGAAAAAGTTAATTTAATTAATCAAATATTCACTAATTATTTACCACCATTAAAGGGTGATATTGTTACTTTTATTGGTTCAACATTCATGGATATGGGAACAAAAAAAATCTATAAAAACAATTGTATTGTACTTAATAATTGTGATACATTAGATGAAATTGAAAATTCCGAAATTATTTGTTGCTCAAATGAACGCGATCTTTTACTTGAATGGACAAAATTAATAAAAAAAGAAGATCCTGACATCATTATTGGATATAACATTTTCGGTTTTGATTATGAATTTATGTTTCAACGAGCATGTGAGAATAACTGTGTTCCTAAATTTCTACAATTATCGAGAAACGTTAATGAAATGTGTGGCACTAAAGATAAAGATGGATATAAAATACAAGAAAGTGTTTCTATACTTGCAAGTGGGCAACATAATCTTAAATTTATTAATATTCCTGGTCGTATTCAAATAGATCTTTATAATTCTTTCAGACGAGATTATAATTTAGACTCTTATAAACTTGATAATGTAGCCGGTTATTTCATAGGAGATAGTATTACTGAATTTAATAATGATTGTAAATCTAATACACAAAAAATTTACAGTAAAAATTTATATGGACTTTGTGTGAATTCATTCGTACATTTTCAAGAAATTGGTCATACAAATGAATATGTTAACAACGGTCAAAAATATAAAGTTATTTCAATTAATTCAAATGATAATTATTTCATTATTGAAAATAAGGTTTCTTTTGATATATCTAAAAAATTACGATGGTGTTTGGCAAAAGATGATGTAACACCTAAAGACATTTTCGAACTAACAAAAGGAACTGATTCCGATAGAGCTATTATTGCAAAATATTGTATTCAGGATTGTAATCTTGTTCATTCTTTACTAAATAAAATTGATATTCTTACTGGACTTATCGAAATGGCCAATCTTTGTAGTGTTCCTATCAGTTTCCTTGTTTTGCGAGGTCAAGGTATTAAACTTACTAGTTTTATTGCTAAAAAATGTAGGGAAAAAGGAACTCTTATGCCTACATTAAAGAGCTCTATGAGCAACGATGAGGGATATGAAGGTGCTATAGTACTAGAGCCAAAGTGCAATCTATATCTCGATAATCCTGTTGCTTGTGTTGATTACGGTTCCTTATATCCATCTTCTATGATTAGCGAAAATCTTTGTCATTCTAGCAAAGTTTGGACTAAAGAATATGATCTTGATGGAGAATTGATTGAAAAAACAGGAATAGAATGCGAAAATGGTGAATTTTTATATGATAATTTACCTGATTATAGTTATGTAGATGTTACATATGATACATATAAATATGAACGTAAGTCACCCAAAGCTGCCGCACAAAAAATTAAAATAGGCACAAAAACATGTAGATTTGCTAAATCAAACAGTAGTATGGCTATTATGCCTGCTGTTTTACAAGAACTATTACAATCTAGAAAAGCTACTAAAAAACAAATGGCTAAAGAAACCGATCCTTTTATGAAAAATGTTTTAGATAAACGACAATTATCTATTAAACTTACTGCAAACTCCTTATATGGTCAATGTGGAGCTAAAACTAGTGCTTTTTATGAAAAAGATGTTGCTGCATGTACCACAGCAACCGGAAGAAAATTACTTATTTATGCTAAAAATTTAATAGAAGGTGTATATGGCGACAGTGTTTGCGAAACAAAAAATTACGGTAAAGTGCGTACAAATGCTGAATATATTTATGGTGATACAGATTCTGTATTCTTTACTTTTAATCTCAAAAAATTTGATACTAAAGAACCTATTTCTGGTAAAGACGCATTAGAAATCACTATTGAACTTGCACAAGAAGCTGGTGAATTAGCTACTAAATTTCTAAAAGCACCACATGATCTTGAATATGAAAAAACTTTCATGCCATTTTGTTTACTATCCAAAAAACGATATGTAGGAATGTTATATGAAACCGATGTTAATAAATGTAAATCTAAAAGTATGGGAATCGTACTTAAACGTCGCGATAACGCACCAATTGTAAAAGATATTTATGGTGGTATTATTGATATTCTTATGAAAGATAAAAATATTCAAAAATCTTTAGATTTTCTAGATCAATCTTTAATCAATATTCTTAACGGAAACTTTCCTTTTGAAAAATTTCTTATTACCAAATCTCTCCGCAGCGGTTATAAAAATCCTAATCAAATCGCACATAAGGTTTTAGCTGATAGAATAGGACAACGTGATCCTGGTAATAAACCCTCTCCAGGTGATAGAATTCCATTCGCTTTTATTATACCAAAAACTAAATCTAAACTTCAAGGTGATAAAATAGAAACCCCCACTTTTATACAAGAAAATAATTTGAAACTTGATTTTAATCATTATATTACAAATCAAATTATGAAACCAGTCATTCAAATTTTTAGTTTAGTATTATTCGATCTACCTCGTTTGGAAAAAAAAAGAAATATGAAATTACGAATACAATCAGAAATACAAACCGCACAAAAAACTTTACCGTATGATGCATTTAAACGAAAAGAAGAACAAATTAAGAATAAAATAGTTGAAAAACTTCTTTTTGAAAAATATATAAATATGAGTAAAAGTGAAACAAAAGATATTTCGTCGTTCTTTTAATAAATTATAAATTCTGAATAATCAATATATGAACAAATTACCAGATGAATTATATAAAGAAATATTTTCATTTATTTCTCCAAATGTATCTAAATATCAATTTAGCGTAATATGGTGTAATAAATGTGGAGAAATATTAAAAAATGGTTCTTGGTATATTTCTATGGGACAATGTCAAGCCAATACATATATTAGTTATACGTGTCCATTATGTAATAATCATAATGTATATTTCGATGCATGCGATTGGATGACATTATTAGATTATATTAATGAAAACGATTCATCATAATTTTTATACTATTTTTTTGTTGTTTTATTATATAACTATGCGTACCTGTGTGAAATCAATACATGCAAATCCTATTATAAAAAAACATATAACACCCGCATCATCTACATATACTCTTCATACTAAAAAAGTATATATTGCGTCTAATTTACAATGTCCTATTGCTAAAAAATACAAAGATATGTCTGTTAAAATAGATAGTTATGATAGAAGACTTAATCGTTTAAAAGCTATACATATTTTTCCTAATAAATGTTCATAAATATTTAATGGGGAACCTTGGTCCCCCCTAACTTCTTTCTTTTTAGATGGGTTTGTACTTCCCTTTTATATTTATATTATTCTTATTTTTTTGTTACTTTAATATATAAGATGTATACTTGTAAAAATTCTGTCTATGCTAATTCTATTAATAAAAAAACTACCACCCCCTCATCATCTATGTATTTATCACATCGCAAAAAAATATATATCCCACATAATTTATTATGCCAAACGCCCAAAAAACAAGGCGTTGCACTAAAACATAATAGTTATGACAGAAGACTTACACGTATTAAGGCCTTACACCTTTTTCCTAATCATTGTGCGCTATCTACAGCATCTACAGCATCTACAGCATCTACATATTCTTATCAGGTAACATACAATTCGCCGTATCATTATATTATTAATGAAAGTGAGGACCCCGAATTAACTATTTCGTTAGGCGATACATTAATACTAATTAATGATGGAGAATCCCATCCATTATATATTAAAACTGCATTAAGTAATGGAACTACAAATCAAATAACAGACGGAACAGTATCAGGACAGGGTTCTACTGATGGACCAATAGTTTTTATTCCTACAAGTATAGGAACATATTATTACCAATGTGAAATACACCCTAATATGAACGGAATCATTAATGTTATTGCTTAATTTTGAAAATTGAAAAATAATTTATCATATTGTATACATTATATAGAGTATATACAATATCAAACAACTATGTTTAAAAATCATACAAAACCTTCTGACTATTTCAACAATCTTAATCTACATTCATTGTCTAATATTATAAATGAATTTATTGACGATGATATCTATGATGATTGGAATTATTTATCGCAAATTAGTGATAATATTTATGAACACATTGATACATTAATTAAATCTGATGATTATTCATACCTTACTACATCAAATCGTCTTTGTAGTGATGAACTTTATTTGATAAAAGCAATTTTGGTTTTTATTCTACATGCTAAAGTTAGTGGACACAAAACTAGTCAACTTATTAGTCAAACTATTGATGATCATGAGGATGAACCAACTTCAAATCTAGGTAATCAATTAAGAAAATTCTATGTTATGGTAATGAATTCAGAACTATTTAATGTAGAACAAAAATTTCAAATTATTTATATGGAACTTGTAGTACCACAACTTGTACATTTCAATTGTACAAATCAAGATACTGGATTTGATATTAAATATTCATATTCAAGTCCATTTATTCAAGAAAAAACTTTCAAAATGGTAACAATCGGTAGATTACACGAATGTTCTATTATTACTAATCATCTCAATACAACTGTGTCGCGATGTAATTTTATTATGTTGAAAATTAGAGATGAATATATTGTTCTATCTGGTTGGGCTCTTTATGGTACATTTTGTCTCCAAAGAGAAGATAAAGATGCAGAACAATATTCTGGATATCAACACCTAATGCGTTTTCATGAAAATGAAACTTTCGTTATTGGATGTGGTAATATTAATCAAAATCCGGAAACTATCACATTTAATCCAAAAACATGTGTTGTATGTATGGAAAATAAATGTCAAATCCGGGGCTCTTGTAATCATGCTACTATGTGTGAAAAATGCTTCGAAAAATATGCTTCAAATAATATCTTTATGACTTGCCCAATTTGTAGGACTGTATTTGATAATAATAATTATCACAGTATGTGCGTCGAAACTTTTAACCCACGGAATTAGTAAATATATGCAGGATATATTATTAAAAATTGAATAAACTATTTGAATTAATAATATAATATGTATTCTGAACGATTTCCCCCACAAATTGTAAGCGGTGGTTATGATAAGGACGATGTAAATGAAATAAATAGAATTTTAAACTTTGTCTCAAAACCGTGTCCACATGATTTCCCAAAAGAATTAAAACATTTGTGGAAAAATAATCTGGAATTTTCCCTTACTCCTTATCAAAGTGGATGGATGCAATTATTTGAAAAACATACAAAAAAAAACACATAATCCACGTAAATATACTACATATCTAGAAAATAAAAAAAAATATTAATGTCCTCCTAATAAATAAAACGATAGTAAACCAAAAATTATTCCGAATATTTCTCTAATTGTATATTTTTCATTGTAATAAAAAATACCTACTATACATAAAATCATAAAATGCATAACATGCCATACTATATTCGCAGTACCTAAATTATTATATTTTAATAATTGCATAAAAGTATATCCAATTAATAAATATCCTATCAAACCTATTAATAAATATAATGTTTTTTTATTTGTTACATATTCTTTTAATACTATATCACTAATTGATTCAATTAATGTACCTATAAATGCAATTATATACATTTAACTATTATAATATACACATTTAAATAAAATTTATAATTAATTAATGGAATACTATTTGTATTTCAACATCTTCTTTCTTTATAGTTTTTACTGCTGATAATGATAATTCCATTCTTTTTTTAACTGGTTCATTTTTTGATATTGTATCCATTCGTTTTTTATTTCCCAAACTATTACGCAAGTTCATATCAGCATCTATTTCTTTGTAATTATTATTAATGTAATCGATTACTTTATTTTCTATTGCCCATTTAAAAAAATTCAATTGTCCTATTGTTGTTTGTATATAACTATTGTTATCATATGGAAATGATACTCGTTCCCATCTACAAAATGGATCGAATCTTTTCTTTGAATAAGCTTTTAACTTCAACTTATAATCATCAAATACTTTAAATCTAACTATTTCCCCATTTTTTTCTATATTATATACAGTCCAATATTTTTTAGAATAGTTTGTTGTAAACCAATCTACTATTCGTAATGAAATTGCCGATTGTCCATTTATTATAGATATCATTTTATCCATATTTTCTTTATCGGCATAATAATCTCTAAATTTTTTTAATAATAAATCATTTTGATTTGTATATTGTACATTCATTAAAAAAAATAATGTGTTAGTTTTAAGTTTTATATTCTATTTAATATAATTTAAAATTATCAAATTATATTTTATGATATAAAACATAGGAGGGACATAAGGTAAAACCTAGGTCCCTACTATTTATATTTTTACAATCTTCAAAGTTTTTGTAAATAAATATTTATCACTATTTAAACATCGTCTTTGTAAATTACAATTCAAACAAGCTATTACTACATTATTTGTTATATGACCTTTAGTATTATCTATTCTATCTAATGTCCATTGTTTGGGCATTCTTTTATATTTATAAACGATCCTTACTTTATTATAACAATAATAACAACTCAATTTTGAATTATATAATAAATCTATAACATTTTTAAATGTAATAAAATCATTGGGTGAAAATATATTTTTTAATTTATCTTGTTGTGCGTAAGAAGATAGTTTTATTTTTATATCTTTAACTAATTGTAATTTATTTTCAAAATCTGTTACATTGTATAAATTTTCAATCATTTTGAATTGTTCATCATCATTAAAATCATATGAATTACTTATATCACATAAGTAATTGAAATTACTAGAACATCGTATATTTTCTTCTTTATTATTATAATCCTTTAACACATTTAGTTCAATACATTTCATTATACTATTGGTTGATTTTTTATTTGTAAATATTAAAAATTGAAATATTATAATATTACATAATTTTCATTATTAATGGAAAGGGTTTCTAAACTTGTAGAAATTTTTAACAGTATGAAACCTAATGATAAAAATAAATGTATAAAGAAATTAATTACTATTTATTCAAATAGTAATTTAAATAAAGCTATTCTTATGAATAAGTGGCTTATAAATAATGGAGTTCTTTCTGAAGAAAAATATATTCTATAGCATATGGGGAATCAATATTCCTTTTAACATCCCACCCTTTTTAGGCAGGCAGCTCCCTTTTATATTTTTAATGTAAAAAAAATATTGTATTATATAAATGTCCATAAATATAATTTTTCTTATAATTATTTTTCTTTTTGGATTAGCATTTTGTTTAACACAAAAAAATCTTATTAAAACTGAAACTTTTACTGATAAATTAAATGATACTTGTCCAAATATATTAATTAAAAAAGGAGATAAATATTACTTACAAAATACAAAAAAAGTAATTGTTCCAGGAGTAAATCCAATTGCTTTTAATAATTTAGATGAATATGAAGAATTTATTAAATGGCAAAGATCACAGAATATTAAATGTCCAATTCTTTTTGTAGAATATGCATATAATACACAAAATCATCCTGTCTATTTTATTCAACCAAATCCACCTTTTTCAAGAACCGATCCTATGCCCGAATTTACACCTAGATTCAAAAATGAAATATGTAATTCTCTACATAAACAGACTTAAACATATAACTGTTATTTATATAAATAAAAATGACAGAGTTTATGATTGATGATGAAAATTCAGATGAAAATTCCTATAATCCATATAATCCAATCAACAAAGAAATTACATTGATCGAATTACAAACTATTTTAAGATCATATGGATTACCCACAACCGTACATAATATTGAATACTATAAATTAGCTTTTGTTCATCGTTCTTACACTATTGGTAATATAGAAGATGCTTCTTTTGAGCGACCTAATAATTGCGTAGAACTTAAACCTAAATCTAATGAAAGACTTGAATTTTTAGGCGATGGTATTTTAGAAGCTATTATTAAATTCTATTTATATAAACGATTCCCTAATGAAAATGAAGGATTTATGACTGAAAAAAAAATAGCTCTTGTTAAAAATGAATCTATTGGTAAACTTGCTTATGATATGAAGCTCAATAAATGGTTACTTTTAAGTGTTTCTGCAGAAGAAAAAAAAAATCGTAGTAATTATAAAAAATTAGGATGTTTATTTGAAGCTTTTTTAGGTGCTATGTTTTTAGATTTTAATGAAATTCCTATTCATGATGAGGGTATGTGGTTTCAAAATATATTTACTAGTGGTCCAGGATTTCAATTAGTACAAGTTTTTATGGAAAATGTTTTAGAACAACATATTAATTGGTATGAACTTATACATAGTGATATTAATTTTAAAAATAAATTACAAATTATCATCCAAAAAGAATTTAAAACTACGCCAGACTATTTAGAATTTGATAAAGATTATGATGGTTATCATATGGGGGTTTTCTTATGTATCGGACATAATATTCATAATTTATCTCATAATGATGCTATCACTATTTCATCCGAAATAGATAATAAATTAGATTATATAAAAGAAAAACTTAATAATAATGGAAGTATTTTTATATTTTTAGGAAGTGGTAAACATAAAATTAAACGAAAAGCTGAAATGACTGCTTGTGAAAATGCATTAAATTTTCTTTATTAACTATTTAATGTGGAATAGTGGTTCCCATAACCCCCTTTTAGAGGAGTGGTCGCACCCCTTTATATTTAATATTTTCTTAACGTCAAATATTAAATTATATAATAGTATAGTAATATAGTAATATAATGAATAAGATTTTGTTAGAACAATTTCAATCTAGACCTATACCTCAAACCGAAACTTCGGTTTTCATTGATTTAGATAATGAAGATTCTACATTTATTGTAGATAAAAGAAATGATTATGAAACTACTACTTATGATGCTTTAATTAATAATATGAAATTTTTAAATATAACTAAATCTAAATCTAAAACATTACATGAAACTACTAAAAAACCTATACATGTAAATATTAAACATAGTTTTAATGTTTCTGAAACTTTCATTGTTATTGGTAAAGTTGATAATTTATTTATTACTATCACTAGCCCCAGTGAATACTTCTCTCCATCGTCATCCACACCTATTAAAGTTATTATAGATGGTGCACTTATAGATACTAAAACATTACCTCAATATTCTAAAAAAAATATTTTAAAAATATCCGACAAAAGTACACTTAAATATTATTTAAATAATCGTGAAATTTTTATTCAATTTATTAATTCTTTTTTCAATAAAGAAACATATAAAGAATCAGAAGAAATGGAAATTTCGTGTGAATATAAAGCTACAAAAGATTTTAATTTATTACTTCATCAAAAAATTGTTCGTGATTATATGAATTTATATACTCCATATCGTGGTTTATTATTATTTCATGGGTTGGGTTCAGGTAAAACATGTTCATCTATAGCTATCGCTGAAGGTTTTAAACATATTAAAAAAATTATGGTTTTAACACCTAAATCTTTAATCACAAATTACATTGAAGAACTAAAAAATTGTGGAGATCCAATATACAAAACTAATTATTTTTGGACATTTCATAGTATCTTTGATAATAGTGAAACTAAAAAATCTATTAAAAATAATTTAATTGAACAATTAACTAATGAACTAGGATTGTCTGAAGAATATATTACTAAAAAAACAGGTGCATGGGTCCCTGATTCTACTATAAAATCCAATTTTAATAAACTTACAGTTGATCAACAAAAACAAATTATTGAACAAATTAATTATATGATTCATTCTAAATATACACTAATCCCATATAATGGTTTACGTAAAGACAACGTTAATCAAAAACTTCAAACTTTTGATGGTAGAAAAAATCCATTCGATGATAAAGTTGTTGTTATTGATGAAGCACATAACTTCGTTAGCACAATCACTAATAAAATAAAAACCAAAAAATATGATAATGTTTCTTATATGTTGTATAATTGGTTACTATCAGCCAATAATTGTAGAGTTGTTTTACTTACCGGAACTCCTATCATTAATTCACCATTAGAAATAGCTGTTCTTTTTAATATTTTACGCGGTTTAATTTATGAATGGACAATTGTATTACGCACTAAAGAATCAACCACAATTAACACAGAATACTTTCAAAAACTTTTCAAAAAAAACTACATTTCTTCAGATGAATCTATTTCTATATATGAAATTTTAGATGATTTAACATATAAACCTTCTACACATACACTTAAATTTACTAGAAATCCTATCGGTTTTTTAAGTAAATACAATAAAACTAAATATATGGGTGTTAATTTTGAAGAAAATTCACAAATATCAAACAACGATTTAATTACAACTATTATTAACTTATTGAAAAAAGAAGATTTTATAATTAAAAAGGAAAATATAATAGAAAATTCATATAAAGCTTTTTTAGAAAACGATGAATTTATAGAAACATTCGTCGATATTAAAAATCGTACTATTAAAAATTCTAATCTTTTTAAACGACGTATTACTGGTTTATCTTCTTTCTTTAAAAGTCCACAAGAAGAACTTATGCCCTCATATAATCCTGATACTGATTTTAAAATTATTAAATTAAATATGAGTAAATATCAATTGAAAATTTATGAAAATTCACGTAAAGATGAAAGAACAGAAGAAAAACGTAACGCCAAAAAAAAAGCAAAAAATATATATTCTGATACCTATCAAGAAAGTACATCCACCTATAGAATTGCTTCAAGATCTAATTGTAATTTCGTATTTCCGGAATCAATTACTAAACCTGTCCCAAGCGATATTAAAAATAAAAATCCTGATGATGATTATCTCGATGACGATAATGAAAGTAAAGATAAAAAATATCAAGAGTTATTACAAGAAACATTAAATACATTAAAAGATAATTCAAGTAGAATTTTATCACCTGAAGGATTAGAAACTTATAGTCCAAAATTTTTATCCATACTTAAACATATTAAAAATCCGCTATTTAAAGGTTTACATCTCTTATATAGCGATTTTAAAACTCTTGAAGGTACTGGTATTTTTAAACTTGTTTTGTTACAAAATGGATTTGTTGAATTTAAAATACATAAAAATAAAAGTAATATGTGGATCCTTGATATGGATGAAGATGATATAGGTAAACCCGCTTTCGTTTCATATACTGGCGATGAAGATGACGCTACTAAAGAAATATATAGAAATGTATATAACAGTCTATGGGATAAAGTACCCGTTACTATTACAGAACAAATTTATAAAAAAGCTTCTAATAATTTTTACGGAGATATTATTAAACTTTTTATGATTACACGCGCCGGTGCTGAAGGAATCACATTAAAAAATTGCAGGTATGTTCATATTATGGAACCATATTGGCATCCTGTTCGTATTAAACAAGTTATAGGAAGAGCCAGAAGAATATGTAGTCATGAAGATTTATACGAATCTGATAGAAATGTTACAGTTTTATTGTATTTAATGACTTTCTCTGATGATCAATTAAGCACTAGTATTTCCACCGAATTAAAACTTAAAGATAGAAGTATCATCGATAATAAAACTGTTTTAACCACCGATGAATATATTTATGAAAAATCGAATCTAAAGGAACAAATTAACAATGATTTTATAACTGCTATTAAAGAATCCGCTATAGATTGTAATTTACATAAATCTAAAAATTCTTCTGAATCATATACTTGTTATTCTTTTATTAATCCCAGTTTAAATAATTATCTTTATGCACCCTCTATACAAAACGATGAATACGATAATATCCGTCAACAAAATGAAATTATTACTGATTTAAAAGCTAAATTTGTTGAATTTGATGGTGTTAAATACGCAATGACCGAAGATTTTAAAGTATATAATTATGATAGCTTTATTAATGCTTCAAAAAATCCTGGACAGATTCCTATTTTTATAGGAACTTTAGATATTGAAAAAAAACAAATTATTAAAAGTTAATTTATATTTAATATTAAAAATTTAAAATACTATTACATAATATATGGAAAGTTATCTAATTGGTGCAGTTGCTTTAGCGGCTTTATATAAAGTTACTAATAAAGATCCCAAATCTAAATCTAAAATTAATTCTTTAAATGAAACATTTTCTAACAATTCTTCAATACAAGCTCATCCTATTTCAAATATCAATACCGCCTCTGATATTAATATCACTCCTACTTCCACTAATGATAATCAATCGTCCTCTTTTACTTCATTAACTGGAGAAAAAATTTCTAGTAATTCTCTTCAACATAATAATATGGTTCATTTTTATGGTACAACACAACCCGGTAGATATTTTAATGAAAGTAACTCAGATTCTCGATTAGATAATATGGTCGGATCTTCTTCTACAACTATTCATAAATCATCTCAACCTCCTTTATTTGCACCACAAAATAATCTACAATGGGTTAATGGTACTCCTAATAACACCGAATTTATCAAATCACGTATGCATCAATCTAATAAAAAACATAATGAAATCGCATGGGTTTCTGAAAATGTTGGACCAGGTCTTACTAAAAAATATGATACAGAAGGTACTCATGGATTTAATTCCGCTTATATGGCAAGAGATCAATGGCAACCTAAAACTGTTGATGATTTAAGAACTATCAATAACCCAAAACAAACATTCACTTTAGATGAACACAAAGGTCCAGCACATTCTGCTGTACAAACTATTAATGAACACTCCAAAGTTAATAAACATCGCCCTGACACCTATTTCCATAATGGACCCGCCAGATATTTTACTAGTAATGTTATTAACAATCCATCTCTTCAACCCGAATCATTAACATCCGCTAAAACAAATAATCGCACTACTACACACGCAGAATATACTGGTATTCCTGGTACTGCTTCTATTCCAGAAGGTAATAAACCTATACAAAATTTCGATAAACAAAATAGAGAACACATTTATAAAGAAATGATTGGTACTCCATCATCCTCTATGCATCAAGTACATAAAAATAATAAAAACTCCTATAATAATCGTTCCACCTATAGATCCAGTAATTCTCAAGAAAATACTAATTTGAATTTCCAAGGTTTAGCCAATCCTATGGGTTATATAAATAAATCCGATAATCCTGATAATTATTCTAAAAAAGAAGAATTAATTAATAATCATAATAACGGTATTATTTCAAAAATTGGTTCCGGTGGACAACCACTCTACGATCCTAATGATATTCCTAATCCAACTATTAAAGAAACTACAATGTATTCTACTACCGATAATCCATTCATTAGCAAAGATATAGAACAAATCCTTCCTAATCAAAAAATACGCAATAAAACTAATAGATCTAACACATCGCAATTTACTTTAGGTACACCAAATAATCATTTATATGGTACTCACGATAATACTGCTGTTTATAATCAACGCAATAACCATAATAAAGTTACTAAACCATGGACTCCCGCAGGCAATATTAAGGACTTTAATAATAGTATCAATATGGAAACCGTTTCGCGACGTGAACGTGATAATTTACAAAACAGAGAAAACTTTAAAATGCAATATAATGCCGTAGTACCAAATAAACAGATCATCGGCAGTGTTCAATTGCCAAAAGAAAATAATACTCCTATTACTGATTTCTTAAATAGTGATCTTCTAACATCATTTAAAGAAAATCCTTATACACATAGCTTACATAGTGTAGCATAATTTTAATTTGCAAAAATTGAAATATATTTATTATCATATTATGTATTCATTTAGAAATTAATATATAATATGCATCGTAACTATTGTTCCCGTGCATCTATTCCTACTAATAAAACTGTTCGACGTAAAACTACTAACAAACATAAAAAAAATGAACAGCATATTATTAAAGCTAAAAAACTTGATAGGAAATATATTATCAGTCAGTCCAATCAATATATTTAGTTAAAATATAAATAAATTATTAAATATTAATTAATATTATATATAAATGATTAAAATTATTATTGCTATTATTTGTATTATTTTTCTTATTTATTACCTTTTTTCTTATTTCACATCAACAGACGCAGAATATATCGATTTATATGACGGATTATTGATTGATAATAGTAAATATATTGATTCTAATATATCCTCCCCCGATAAAGGTAAACATGTATTTAGTTATTCTTTTTGGTTATATGTTACAAAACCCCCCACTACAAATCTAAATATTATTAATCATAGTACAAACGACGATAGCTCCCCAGCATCTATTGTTTTTTCTTACATTAACCACTCCAATTTACAACTATCTATTGATAATACTATGCATATCATGTTAGATAATTATCTTAATCAAAAATGGAATCATATCTTTATATATTATCTCAATGGTAGATTTGAAATATATGTAAATGGGACTCTAGAAAAAACTTTAGAAACGTCCATACAAACTATATTAATCAACTCTTTAGTAACTTCAAATATTATAATTGGTAATTATAATAATGATCAACCAGGATTACAGAAAAGAAATGCATATCTATCACACTTCTTATATGATCCTGAAACTGTTTATAATCAGCAGCGTATATCTGATATATATAAACAACAACTTAAATCATTTAAAAATGATGATTCATTGAAATTTAATATTGATATACTTAAAAATGGAATACCTTATAATTAAAAATATAGATATTTATTATAAATAAGAAATTATAATGGAAAATGTACAATCTGTTTATCAAAATATTACATCTTCTTCATTAAGTATTTTTGTTGTAACGTGTATAATTTTATATATTTGTGTAAGATTTATTATATATTTAATGCAATATTCCCTAACTACAGGTTTAACCTCCGGTGTTGAACTTATTCCCGGTAAATTATCCTCCACTAATAACTATGTTATATCACAAACTAATGGTGAACCCAATATTATAGGTATTTCTAATAATGAAAAACATGGTGTAGAATTTTCTTACACAGCATGGTTAAAAATAGATTCGAATAGCATATCTGAATCTAAATATGATATTTCAAATTGTAATTTTGAAAGTACTGAATGCAATAAAGATCTAATACATGTATTTAATAAAGGTAAAAAATATAATAAAACAGATAATAACGATTTCAGCATACCCAATAATATTATCAAACCTAATAATGCCCCAGGTGTTTATTTAGCTAATTCTAATAATGAAGTAGTTATCCTCATATACATGGATGTTATTGGCACTTCGCCCAGTAGTGAATCTAAACCCATCATAATTGATAATATACCTATTATGAAATGGTTTTCACTTATAATTACTGCTAAATCAAATGTTTTATATATTTACATAAATGGACAACTAAAAACATTTAAACTTTTCAAAAATAGCGACGGCACAAATTCTGTATTTAAACAAAATTATGATGAACTTATATTCAGTGATAATAATATATCATGGGGAACTATTTCTGATCTCACATACTATTCAAGAGCATTAAATGGATTAGAAATTCAGTCTACCGTTTTATTAGGTCCTAATAATACAGAATTTAAAATTAATAATTCTACATTTGATGAAACACCTTCATATCTAAATAATTCATGGTATAATTAAAATACGCATATAAAAGATATCACAAGGCACCATGATTATCATAAAATATACAATTTTTATATATATTATATATCTTATAATATATACTTCATATCAATATACAAGCAAATATATTTAATGATTAATTAATTAATGTCTACCACCACCTTTTACTATCGAAAAAGCATTCTCTATATCACCTAGCGTAATTAATTTTATATCATCATTGTATTCTTTTAAATAATGATTTAGATTTTTCCTTTCTAATTTACTAGGTTCAAATATATATTCTGCTTTTAAAGCATCGCATTTTTCTTCTTCTGTACAACCTTTGTGATCTTTCTTTATATTTTCTAATATCTCTATCAATTTACTTAAAATATTATCTCCTTTTGCTATCTTTAATAATTTCTTTGTTATTGGTTCTCTTACTTTTGTATAACCAAATGGTTCAAATCCTTGCACTAATATACTATTTCTTCTATTTTTTTCATGTTTTACATTTCCATATCTATCATCTAAAAATATTGTATTGAATTTATTATACACATTTCCAAATCTTTTTTCATCACTTTCTCCATTATACTCTTCTTGTAATTCGTGACGTTTATCATCATTCCATATTAATTCTAAATCTTTTGGATATTCTATACTGTCATCATCTTCATACATATCTTCATACCCCCATGTAAATAAAAATATATCTTCATCTAAATTATACTTTTCTATCAATTCTTCTTTAATCATTTTTGCATATTCATTTTCAGAATAAGTCCATAACGCTATTTTTATATATTCTTTATGTTTTTCCACATAATTAAAAAAATCTTCTAATCCTGGTCTAAATAATATACATTGCTCTTTATCTTCAATATCTTTAAATAAAATATTCTTTGTTAAATCTTTTTTCATCTTTTCATCCATATTTTTAAAATATTTATATGCATTTTTATTTAAAAACTGTATTACAGTTTCGTCTATATCAAATACTACTAATAATGGATAACTAAATTTTTTATCCCTTGTTAATCTAAATAATTTACGTGTATACGCTCTTAATTTAGATTTTTTATTTCTTGATTTTCGTTTCTCTTTTTTAGATACATTTTCAAAACTATTTTTAGTCTTATATCTACTTCTACTAATAGATTTAACACTTTTCATATTAAATAATAATGATATTTTATATTTTATAAAATAAAATATCAGGCAAACTATATATATATATTTAATATGATGTTATTTTAATGTTTTTTATAAACCCTATGCTAAAATTAAAATCTTCGCCATCATTCGAATCATAAAATGTAATTGTATCTATATAACCTAGTGGTATATTAGGCAATTTACCGCTTGTTATATATTTATTATTTATATATAAAATATAATCTGCTGGTTTACCATTATTTTGTTCTTTTATTTCTATATTGAAATTTATCCAGGCCATATGTTTTATAGGTTCCTCTATTACATATCCATTTTCTGTATTACAATCGTATTCTGATATTAAAAATAAATTTCTTCTCAAATCTATTGTTATAAATGAACAATTATCATTTACCGTTATCAAATTAATATTATTACTAGTATCATTCGTCTTATTTATTACATCTAAATATAGTGAAAATTCTATATTTATTACACTATGATTTTCCTCGATATCATGAATATATGGTTTATTTAATTTACGCAGTTTTTTTAAATTATTTAATTTATTTTTATGTATCCTACTTTTTGTATTTTGAACATTATCTCTTATCCAATTCATAGAATGTTTAAATATATGTGCTAATATAGCAATCAATCCAAATAATATCAAATATCTTAATACTATTTCATCTTTCGATTCAAAAAATAATGTAAATACATATGTAAAATATAGAATACCTAAAATTTCATATATATGTTCCCTTCCTTTATCTTGTTTCAAATAAAAATATAATAATATTATTCCTATGGCTAGTATCAATATATTAAATAATTTTGTTGAAACCATTATATTAGTATAATATTTTAATATTTGATATTATCGTTTTTTTCCATATTCCTTTTATTTTTGTTATATATTTTTCCGCTATCAAAAATGACTTAATTATACCAAATGTAATTATCATACTAATAAAATTAAATTCAAACATTTTTTATATTATATTATATTATATTGTATTTATTATGACAGAAATTATTAAAACATTACGAAAAGTAGAAGAATTAACGGAAGAAAATAAGAAGTTAACTCAAAGAATTAATTATTTAGAAAGTGAAAAATTTACACATGATAAAATTGATAGATTTGTAGATGAATGGTTTGAAAAAAATAAAGATTCGGTTGATATCGGTGAAGTTACTATATGTGGTAGGTATAAGGTTGATCTTATCCCTGATGAAATGGAAAAACGTATATATTCTAAAATGTTAAAAATTGTTTCTGCTTATTATTCTCCACCACCTATTAAAAAAAAAAATAGGTCCTAAAAATAAAACTTAATATTTGCAAAATCTGTAACGAACACACAAAAAATCTATCACTTCATCATACAGTTCATTTTCATCTAATATTCTATCCAATAATATACGATCAATAACACTAGAATCACCACATGCTATTTTTCCCAATAAAGTTATATATTCTAATTTTGGATATTGTCTATCTTCCATAGCAACGAATAAAAATTTTTCAGGTAATTCATTTTCTAATTTTTCTTTATCTACTATTTCATTCGTTTCTTTGTCAATAAAATAACCGTTTTTCATCATATAACACATTTATTATTTTTAATTACATTATTATTCAATTTTTCAATTTATTTTATTATTTAAAAATTGAACACGACTCTTATATAACATATTCTATATGAATGATAATGAAACTATTAATTTACTCAATAAAATACAAGTTGATCCTATATTAACATACAATGATAAAAATATTATATTAGAAATTATTTTTAATTATATTGATGAATATGTAAAAGAATATATTTTAGATTTTTCAGAAGAAAATTTTCACTTTAATCTCGAAAATTCTTTGTATCAATATTTAGAAGAATTATTTGAAAATATTTTATCTAGAATTACTTATTTAGACTTAAATAATATTATTAATGAAGCTTTCAATATTTATTTTATGACAATTATTCCAAGAAGATCCTATAAACATAATGTAAAACCTTTGTCTCCTGATAAAATAAAGAAATTAAATAACCAAATAATTGCTTTACGAAATATTCCACAACCTCAACAACGTACTGAAGAATGGTATAACTCACGTCATAGTATGATAACTGCTAGCTCTGCATGGAAGATTTTTGGTACACAATCTTCTCAAAATCAAATAATCTATGAAAAATGCAAACCTTACGTTTCTTTTTCAAATTCAAATATTAATACTGAAACTACATTACATTGGGGACAAAAATATGAACCCGTTTCTATTCATTTATATGAATCATTTTATAACACTACTGTAGAAGATTTCGGTTGTATCCGAGATGATAAATATCCTTTCTTGGGTGCATCTCCAGATGGAATTAATGTCGATCAAAACTCCCCTCTATTTGGACGTATGTTAGAAATTAAAAATATTGTCAATAGAAAAATTACAGGAAATCCTAAAAAAGAATATTGGATTCAAATGCAATTACAAATGAGTGTTTGCAAGTTAAATGAATGTGATTTCCTTGAAACTAAATTTTATGAATATGAATCATATAATTCATTCATACAGGATTCTTCCTATAATAAACTTATTTCTATAGATGGTTATAAAAAAGGATTGTTTTTATGTTTTAATGATAATGATAATCCCAAATATGTTTATCCTCCTATTAATCTCTCTTTTGATGAATTAGAAAATTGGGTAAATAATACTATTGAAAATAATTCACTCCAATGGATAAGAACTATATATTGGAGAATCGATATATTCAGTTGCGTTCTCGTATGTCGTAATAATATGTGGTTTAAAACAGCTATTCATAAAATTAATGATATTTGGGACATTATCCAAAAAGAAAAAATACAAGGTTATGAACATAGAGCACCCATTAAACGTAACAAATCCAACGATAACCCTTTTGAAAATAAATGCCTTATTGTTATTAAGGAAAACTATTAATAAAAACTACATAAATACTTATATATAATATTTAATAATACACTTATCAAATATTATATATTTTGACAGTATGCCCGAGAGGTCTAAGGGGTCAGACTCAAGTTCTGATGTGTTCGCACTCGTGGGTTCAAATCCCACTGCTGTCAGTATCTAAAGGATAATTTAATCCTTCTTTCCAACAATTAGCTCCATATTTTTTATTTGTATTTAATTCAAACATACCATTTAAACCCACCTTTCCACAACTTCCTTTTGTTCCTTCATTACTATTTGCTGCATCTACACTCTCTTTCGTTGCTGGAAATAATACATGTTGTCCTTCTGACCATCCAGGTTTACACCAACTCGTTCCATTTGTATACATCTTATATATTTGAGTAGGTGTTGCTAAACTTGCACCATATTTCTTACAAATCGCTCTGGCTTCATTATATGTATACGAATTATCACTAACATGAAAAACTTCTCCTAATTCTCGTTCCTCTTCGACTGGTATATTATTTCCCTCGTTTATTCCATATATTTTATTTGCTCGTGCATTTATTAATCTTTGTGTAGCATTACTACCTAATTTTAATTCTATATTTTTTTTAGTATCATTATATATTCCTACATCTTTCATTCCAACGTCTTCTTCAATTCCTTTTACATCTGTATTTATATTTTCACTTGTCTCCTCCTCTTCTTCTGTGTATTCTCCTTCATCTACCTCATTTCCTATATTTATTCCAGTTAATCTATGAATTTCTACTATTGTAGTTTTTCTTAATTCTTCATTCGTTTGTATTAATAATCCCCATATTATTAATATTAATAATAATAATATTATTGTATTTTTCACATACATCATAACTGTCTTTCTTTCAGGAAATATTATCTTATATACTGATTCATATATACTTGCTAATATCATCATAACAATAATACAAACAGTAAATATAATTATTGCTGTTAAAGTCTTTTTTTTATGAATTGGTAATATTAATTCATGTAACCCTTTTTTGCTTTTTGGTGTTATATCCATTATTGTATTACAATATTCACAATATTCTGAATTATCTAACCTATTATCTCCACATAAGTCGCAATTCGTTGTAGTTATCATTTATATATACATATGTTTTTTTTTTATAGCTGGGAACCTAGGTTACTCCTTTAGCTTCATCCCTTTTCATATATTACTCTTTTTTTTTATAAAATAAACAATATGCTCCTTTTGAAACAACATCACATTCTCTTATCTCTTTCACTATAATATCATTAAAACAATACCATTTTTTATTAATTTTCACATAACTATAATAATGTCCAAAACTTTGTATTCCATCATGATTACATACCCCATATAATTCATAATATACATTCTCTTTAGTATTTACATATTCACTAAAATTAAAATTATCCAAAGGAAATGTTATTAATTGTTTATCATTTACATACTTTTTTAATGATATTATCAATATCTTTGGCGCTAATGTTATTTTAGTACTTATTGTTACCTCCTCTTTTAATCCCGTTTCTTCATTCATCCATTTGTTATCTCCACATAATATTTCCGATTTACAATATTCATCCATACAATCGTATAAACTCTCTGCTTTATCATCTAATATAGCTAAATTTAATATAGATAACGGTTCTATCTTTTTACATAATATCTTATTCGTGTTCAACCTATATATTAATGTTTCTTGCATTCCATAATAAATATCTATTATTTCTGAATAATTCTTTTCATACAATTTTTTATATTCTTTATACATTTCTTTGAATAAAATATCTCCCTTATTTCTTACACGACCTTCTATATTCATCTTTACATTTCTTTTTATTCCATCATGAAATTCTTCTAATAATTTTATTAAGAATTCTCCTACATCTTGTTGATCATAATTATTTGTTACATCTTTTGTTTTTTCTCCCTGTCTTATAAAATGAAGAAATCTATAAGGACTTACTGTACACCTTTGTTGCCACATTATTTTTCTTAACGAATTCCATTCGCGTAATATTGTTGCTCTTTTATTATTATAATATTCACTAGGTAGATTGTCTAAAAAGTTATTCATTATTTCTGTATGTCTAAGTACTTGAATTATTGAATTTATATAACAAGTATTACCAACGTTTTTTAATGTTGTTAATTCACCCTTCATTAACTATTGTTCGTTTTTATTTTTAGATACATTTTTCTAATCTTTAGGATCTATTTTATATACTTTTATTTTCTATGTATTATGTATAAATATGGCAACAAAC